AATCTTCAAAGTAATTCTGTGCTTGAGAGTACGCATTAATAATTGCATCTGCGGTATCAATGTGCTGACTAACTCGGTTCTGCCGGTCAATTTTAACCATGCCACCTTTATCAGCAACCAATACAGCATTATTTAAGCCATCAATTAACAAAGGATCTTTAAGTAAAGACACATTTCCATCAATGAACGCTTTCTGTAAGCCCTTAGTGGGTTGGTTCAATTGTAAAGATGTTTGCTTAAATGGAATATACGGCCAATCGGGCTGATAATTTTCAACACGATTAGCAAACCAAGTTAAGTAAGCTGGATCAACGACAATAGCTTTTAAATTTAGCTCATTTGATGAAATATAGCGTTCTAGCCAGTTCCAAACTTGCTCATAGCTAATCGTACCAGAGGGATTATTAGTAATCTCACAGAAGCCCTTACGAGCCAATTCACGATAACTCAAACTATCTTGTTTTTCTTTAGCTTCAATTGTCTTAGCTTGTGCAAACGGAATAAATGAGTACTGCTCAATATGAAATTTGTGGTCATCATAAGGATAAATCATACCAAAAGCGGTATTATCATTAGACATTGAAGCGTCAATCCCAATAAATACATCCCTGCCATGAATATTAAAATCAGAAACTATATTTTTTTGAATATCTCTTAGTGGCAAATATGAATCTTGAAACTGACGTGACCACATATTCATTGATTTATTAGCAAAATCACTTAATTTTCCTTGTCTTTCAAGGTTATTTCTTAAATCAATTAATCCTGTTAGCCGCTGATCATGGGAGTCTTTATCATGTAGCAAAGGATTGGATTTCTCCCATAATTCAGGCTTAAAGACCTCATTTTCATTATCTTGAGCAAAATTAAGGAAAAATGTGTCATCAGCATCATGAGAATTCGTCTCAATTGCCTTACGTAAGCTATCTTCTTCATGTTTAAATGCACAATTTGGATTAGGATAAGCAGTCGAGATTTTGACTAATAATCTATTAGGATTATCACCTTGACCCATCATGATATCTGATATTTTTTGATCATATTTTGGATCTAATCCACCAATTTCATCAAAAATAGCAAATAAATCGTGCTTGGAATCAAAAGAATTTCGACCTGAAGCAGTACCTTTACGCACAATATTTCGATTTTTATGACCGATAATTTGTGTTGACTGAACTTCAACGTCTTTAGACTTACATTCATCATGAAAATCAGGTAACTCAATAATTTGCCGTGCTTGCAGTGAAATATAATCAAATAGCTTATTAACATGTTCTGAATCTACAGATGCAACTAAGAAGTCTTGTGCAGATCCTTGTAGTCCCATAACAAAATAGCCAAAATTCAATAAAACAGCTGCACAAAATGTCTTAGCCTGTTTTCTTGAAGTAGAGAAATGCACTACATGAAATCTTGAGCCACCTGTTTCAAGATCACGCCAACCAATTGTTGAATCAAACAAAAAACTTTCAAACCCGTATGGTTTGATTTTCTGACTTAAATCAAGTGGATTTGGAAGTATTCTTGTGAAATATTCAATTGCGTTCACGTATTCTTCGGAATACGTGAATGGAAAATCATCCGTTCCTTGTAAAGAAAGATCATTCATGTGTCGGAATGCTGCTAATTGAACATCCCTACCAGTAATATATTTATCTGTCAGTAATACATCAGCGGCAAATCTAGTACCATAATCGGTTACTTGATTAGCAATATCAGTGAACTTTACGTTAAAATCGCTCTCTCGCACATACTTTTTAATATCCTTAATTTCTGTTAAATCATACTCCATTGAACTTCACCAAACCTAAAGGAGAACCAGAATTTCGTTCAGCATTTTTATTTTGAGCATGATAATTTTCACTCTCAATATTTGCTGCAGCTCTTGCATTAAAGCTCATACCTAAGTCGGCACACAGAGTTTTCATTGTTCTTTCTGCAGTATTTTTTACAGAGAACATTGGATTGGCTCGGCTTTTATCTACAACATATTCTCCTGCCTTATTAATAAAATGAGAATATGGACCATCCTTTGCAATCTGTTCTTCAGCAGTTCGAAAATCTGAATATGCTGAACACAAATTAGCAATATTTAATTGATCCAAGTACTTAACGTTTCCAATTTTGGTTAGTTCAGGTACAATCTGACGCCACAACCATTTTCCATGTTTATCTAAATGACTAGGTGGCGTAGGTTGAACATCTCTAAGCTCTTTATTCATTTCTTTAAATTTCTTAGATTGGCGTTTTTGATAAGGACGGTCACTATCACTGACATTAAGTTTGCGTTTACGACCAGCATGTTTGATGTTATTTGACATTACATCACCACCCTTTTAATGCGGTAAAAATAACATGTCAGTACTGCCATCAGAATGAAAAATAGGCATTAAAGTTATCCCATGATCTTCTCCATTCGAATCATTATTTGCAGAATCACTTGAGCAAGCCGATAATCCTAAAATTAAAGCTATCAAAGTTACAATCAATAATACTTTCTTGGTTTTATGATGTTGCACTATTCTTTTCCCTCCTGAATTAATGCGAAAAGACCTAAAATTAGAAAACTAACCCCAATTATTTGTCCCATAAAACAAAACCACCTTTATAAGAGTTTAATTACTGTTCGCGCAAAAGAAATTGACGGCTTGGCGCGTGCTCTCAATCGATTTGACCCACGGGGGGCCTATTTGCTTTTCTCACGCGTTAAAATCCAATTTTGAGTTTTTTTGCGTGGCCAAGCTTTGCTCGTGTCTAAATTGGCGATCAGGGATGTACCATAAATTTGCTGTTCTAGCTTTGTTTTCCAAAAGTGACACTTTTTGCATAGAACCCACAGATTTTTACGGTCTAATTTTAATCTCGGCTCAACTTTGAACGGGATAATGTGGTCAACAACCAAAAATGATTTTGCGTCATAAGTATGACCGCAGCATTCACAGGTCCACATAGATTGGCGTCTTAGATCAGCTGATAAACGGCGCCAAGGTGCCGAATGATAGAAGGCATTCGCAACCGGATCGCGCTGATATTTGTTGTAGTTTTTGTAATTTGTTTTTTGATAATTAAATTGGCGCTGATGCCAATTCTTTCCGTGCTTTTTGCAGAACGGATTCTTTTGATCAAATGGGATTAACTGATTACATGTTGGATATCTACATTTCTTGAGCTGCATGCCTCTACCTCTTTTCTTTTGCAAAATAAATAAGCAATCACAAACGTGATTGCTTGCCGGTCGTTTAACACGTGACCAACACGAACTGTAGGGATCGAACCCACATCTCTGGATTTGGAATCCAGCATACTACCTTTGTACTAAGTTCATAGGAGCTACCCATTTCATCAATTGAATAAGACTACAACATTGGGTAGCAAACAGAGCTACAGGAGTCGAACCTGTATCATCGACAGGCAATGTCTGACGTCTTGCCAATTAGACTAAGCTCTGAAGATGGATACACACATATCAATTGATACATATGCATCCCTTAAGGAGGATTTATTTAATAAGATCTTCCGTTCGTAAGATTACATACCGCATCGAATGATCTTTCCCTAATCATTCGACACTATCATATTACAACGGATTAGGGTTCACCGAGGGTTCAAAAATGATTCAACTTTGATTCACTTAGGGTTCACTTAGGGTTCATTTAGGGTTCACGAATGATTCATCTAGGGTTCACTTAGGGTCCAAAAATGATTCACTTAAGGTTCACCTTAATCGATGAATTTGCTTTACTACCAAGCTTTCAAGCCAATCACAATTATGGTTAGGATTGTTTTTCTGCACATCCAATCGTCTTGCAAACTCTGCTAAGGCACGATTCTTTCTTCGACGCAAACTTGAACGAGATATAACAAATCGATTAATCATCTCTTTGTCTGTCCGATGCATAAAGTAGCATTGAATAAAGATATCTCGCTCATGCTCTTCATTTGGAATATGATGAGCTGCAGCATGAATAGCAATCAAGGCAGTGTCAGCAGACCAGTGATCAATTAAAATATCATCTGACTTCTTAGCACTACCATGACTACAGCTAAAAGATAGCTGTGGACTAGATAAAGATGTAACGTCACGATCAGCTAAGCTAGCTAATTTTCTAAGATCTTTCTCTAAAAAATTGCGTGTTTTATCTAGTGTTTTTTCAACATCAATATCTAACTCCACAATGCATTCCTCTTCACTTATTCCCTATATTTATCATCAATTTTCTGTATGCATTTCTTATGATCCGGTGTGACATAATATGCGCCAATCGGAATATTTTGCCAAATTGTATTACATACTTTTAACTTATACCCATTGTTCAGTAAAAATGACTCTGTAACTTTTTTATTGTAAAAATTACGTTTAAAGATAGCAGTTAAATCTCTACGCTTTGATTTGAAAAAGTAAATTGGTTCTCCATCTTTAGACAGAATATATTTCCACACTGGTTTAGGTTTCAAATCATATGCAATTCTAACCTTTTTTACCGTTGAACCCGTAACATGGAATCGCCTGGCAATATATGTTCTAGTATATCCAGCTTCAATTGCTTCAGCTATCTTTTCCTGCTTATCAGTTATTAAGCCAGTAATTTTATTGCTACCACAAAGCTTTTTGATCTTTATAAACGTCGGGTCTTTCTCTGGTGTCTCAGAAATAGATCCATACTTAGCTTCACATATGTGCAATAAGTGCATTACTTCTTGCCATTGCTGACGTTCAAGCTGTCTATACTTATTCAACTTGATAACCTCTAATCAATCGTACATATTTAGCTGGCACTGCAAATGGTACCCAATATTGAATTTTAGAAATATCTTCACCGTAATTTACTGTTTCATTTTTCTTATCAATACCTATTAAAGTTGAAAAAATACCATCTTTATTCCAATTATTTTTCAACTCATTTGTAAGATCATTTGCACTGAAAGGCGTAAATAACAACTCAACATATGAAGAATTAGGGTATGCATACTTAAAAAAAGATTGTGCCTTCATCTCTTCTTTTTCACTCTTAGTAGTAGTTTTCTTTCTAGTTGTTGTCTTTTTGGTTGCTGCCATAAATTTTCTCCTTTAAACGTGGTGTGATCTTCAGTTGCAGTGCAAACTTCTTATTCCAATCCATCGCATTGTAACCTTGAAACACCAATCTTTTTAAATCTACAGATGTGATGACAATTGCATCAGGTGTGACACCATAGGCTTGTGCAATAATTTGCTTAGCAATTTTTTGCATCCCATAAGACCAGCTTTTTTGACTAATATCGTCAATATCAATCTTGACTGCCTTAGTTCTATGTTCTCCCTTCATGCTATCGCCTCAATACTTTCTCTTATAGCTATCATGCTTATAAAATTTCCAAGGCTGATAACAGATTACATAACCAAGATTTACTTGACCACCATTGCTAATGTTTATCCATCTATCTTTATGAACATTGATTGCATCAAAAACATCATCAACAGTTAAATCTTTAAACTTGAAAACTGACCCATCCATGGTGTAGATTGCTACG